TTATTTGGTGGGATTGAGTGGTTTTTCTTTTCTGATGTAATGTTGAGTAGTCCGTGCAGAAGTATGGCCAAGTTGTTTTCTTGCGCGCTCATCATCAATCATTAATGAAAGGTCTGTTGCTGCTTTCGCGCGAAGATCTCTCAATTGCACTTGGTTGATCTCTTCGGCTAGCTCTTTATATTTTCTTGATGCCGCATTACGGGTATCTTTGAAATAATCTGTAAGCGATCTACGTTCGAGCTTTCGCCCCCATTTATTCGTAAATAGAAACTGATTTTCTTCAGTGATCCTCTTGTCGATAATCTCTTTTAATTTACCTATGACTTTAATAGCAACACGTTTACCTGTTTTTTGCTGTGTAATATGCAGTAAATCGTTGTAAATGTGCGAACTATGGATTTTAACCACGTCTATTGGGCGTTGTCCGGTTAAATACATTACATCCATAATGTCCTTCATATCCCCTGTGGCGCAGTCGTAGATTTTATCCAATATATAATCTTCAATGTACACATCACGATAATTCACTTTGAATTTTTTAACCCCTGTTGATGGGCTGATCTTTTCAGTGTAACCCCATTCTCTCGCCATGCTCCAAATGTGGCCAAATAACCCAACTTCAATATTTGCGGTTGGTTTAACGTCTTTTCTCCAATCTAAATATTCACGAATATGTATAGGCTCTATTTCATCAAGGGTAAATGGTGGATCTTGGAAGTATTGGCGTAATTTCTTTATTGCCTGAATGTTTGAATTTCGAGTGTTCTTCGCTTTTTTAAGCGGCACAACTTCTTTTTCATATCGCTCAAGCACTTCAATGAAAAGGATATTATCTTTTTTCGTCAGATACTGCATATTAAGCTTTGCTGCTTCCAGAATAGCAATGTGCTTATCTTTACCTAAAGCAACTTCTTTTTTATCTGCCATCGTGTAGTAGTAATAAACCACGATTGAGCCATCCGCTCTTTTTCGATTCCGGCACACTAAACCTTGTGGCAATCCTTGATTAATTCGTTTTCTTGGACGTGCCATAATATCCCCCTTACTAACCTAATACTGCAGACCGCCTTCTTTCCTTTGTTTGTGTAATCGGCTGCACTTTCTCACCTTTCAAAATTTTGTCACCATCAGATCGTAACACAAGCGGGAATTTTCTATTTCCTTTTGGGTGAAGGAAAGGAATTCCAAACTCATTCAAGCTTTTCATCTGATATTTAGGGCAAACATATCCAGTTATTAATGCTAATAATTCTGGACTGCAGTATTCATCAAAAAATTCTCTTCCCATATACTCTCCAATAAAAACCGCACATAAAAAGTGCGGTAAGGTTCCGTTACAATAAATACTTTTAACCAAGCTATTCACCACGGCTTGCAAATGTCAGGCACTTCAATAACCATAATTTGCTCTGGTTTTATTCTTTTGTACTTAATCCAATATTGGACGATTTCCAATGCTTCGCCTTGTGTGACCGTGTGCTTTGATTCTCGTACTACAGTCCATTCACGCTTAAATTCGCACTCAATAACGATATATCGCTTGCCGTCCATTACTTGTAATTCGTTGCGGAAAAACATTTACACCCCTCAATAATAGCCATAGTTTCAAATTAAAAATAAATACTTCCTCTTGGCGTTTGATTCTCGCCGCCCTAGCTCGCCATTCTGCGTACTGCAAAACAGCGGACACAATCACACAGTACCAAAACAATAAGTCATTCATTACTAACCCCCAGCAAGAGGGCAAGGACTCTCCCAAAGATAATCATCAAAGTTAGTGCATTTATCTAGTGTCAGATCGCCTTTTATAATCTCTAACTCCTGATTAAATTCTTGTCCGTACTCAAACCCATAAAACCTAAAATCAACATTAAATTTTTTGCTTAATTCAACCATTTCAGGTGGACTTAATACCCATGCAGCTGAGATTGGGACAACAACGATATACCCATTCTCCAACTCATATCCCTCAATGATTTCATTTGGGTTGTCGCAAAAAACACGTCGAGCTCCTTTGATTGCTTGCCCTCTAATGTTTTTGATTTCTAACGTGCCAAATTCATCAATGTCACACTCGCAACCTTCAATGCACTCCGTTAAAAAATGCGTTATATCAACAGATTCGCCTCTAATTTTTAAATCTCCTACACACCAATTTGGCATAATCTATTTCTCCGGTGGTTGTGGCAGTGGTTGCCAGTGAGTAACAACATCACACTTACCATCAATTTCAGTCTCAAATTCGTTACCGTCTACCATGTGCCCAATAAAAACTCGCATTCTTTCTTCGCTATCGTTATATGGTATGCCATATAGCAATACATCTTTTGAGGTAATACCATAAAAAACTGTATGATATAATTTAGGTAATCTCTCCGAACACTTAATCCAGCCATTATTGTCACTCATTATTTAATCTCCTCAAGTCTCAAATTTAAAGTTTTGTTGTAGTAGTTAAACGCGTCTTTAAACAGTGCTTTGCTATTGATATATTCCCGTGGCGATATTGGCACGGTCGGAAATTTGTCCAAAAATCGCCAATGCTTAGCGAGCTCCGCAGGAGTTTGGATAAATGCTTGTTTTTCCGCTTTTAATGCCAAAATATCAGCGGTTTTGACGACAATCTCCATTTCGGCTTTGATGCGTATCTTAAATTTATCTCGGATAACCATTTCGAATGCTTTTTCGATTTTTTTGTAGTCCGGCAATAATTGTTTTAACGGGCTGGTAACATCTCCCAAAAAAGCCTCTTGGGCGTCGTGCATCAAAACTGCAAAAGCGGTCATATCATCAACTTTCAAGCACGTTTTAGCTATTGCCCCGGCAAAAACACTGTGATCAAGCACGGAATAATGCACATCTAATTTGCCACCGAATCGTGGAATCATTGCTAAATGATGAATAATATCATCAATATGAATGTCGCTATTTTGTGGGTTGGCAAAGTCGATTAAACGGTTGCCATGTGTGATAAATATGCTCATTTTTACTCCATCATACTCTTCATAAAATCAAGCCATTTTTGAGCATCTTCTCTTGCGCGGAAACATTGCCCATTTTTGGAATTTCCTGTATCAAAAGTACTGTTTTCAAAAAAATTGTTTATTTTAAAAATTTTAAACCCACAGATGTAAAAATAAGTATCGCCTTGTGTAGGAGTAAACGGCTTAGGTAAATCTTCAATGCTAATCTTTGGCTCTTCCCACATCCCGATTATGTCATTTGATTTATAACATTCGCGATGACATCTCCCATCTTCAAGCCAAAAATAAAAACTATTCTCAATAAATCCGTCTTTATCAAAAATTAATCCTCTTAGAGGATATGTAGAATTTCTCCCATCTGGAAAAGTGTATTCTTCTGGAATTATATAGTACACAATGGCCTTGCAGCCATTTCTAAGCATCACTGGCTCACCATTTAAAGCGGCTTCCAAGTTAAATTCTTTCATTTTATTTCTCCTAAAACAAAAGGCGCTCACTTGGAACGCCTATTGGATTTGTTAAATATTGATTTACTGTCTTGTAAATATCTACGATTAAATCTAATGGGATGTTAGATCGCTCGTTATATGATTTTGAGAAATCCTGAAATCCCATAGTTGGAGGCAATTTATTGTTGCTCTTTAGTCTTAGGTTGATATTACTTTTAAAGCGGGTTGGTTTACGCAGTGGATAACCATAGCAATGGTAATGTGCTAGATTGTCAAACGGTATGGGAAAATTCAAAATATCATTTACATAATGCCAAATTCGACTGCTTGCCGGATTCTCAATTACATAAACTTTCGGATTGTAACGTTTGATAATTTCTATCGTATTATAGATACAAAGCTCACCATTAATGCGGTTCAGAAAAGAGCGATCATATTTGAATTGGACGTGCGGTAAATCATAATCCGCACGACTTCTAACTGTAAATTTTGATAATTCACGATTTACCGCTCCCGTTTCCTGTTTCCAACTTGCATTTCCCCCCCACATCGCACTTGCAACCGACCAACTCTCACAAGGCGGACTAGCTATAATCAAATCAGGTCTAGGCAGTTTATCAAGCTCATCGAATAGCTTGTTATCGCCAAACATACGGCTATAATCAGCTAAATTAAGATTAATAAAATGGTTATTTTTACTCTCAATATCTATGCCGATAGGGTAGATTTCGACTACCGACTTATCGATTGATTGATTAAATAGCTCTGCACCTTGCGTATAGCAACCATTGCCACTATCAAATAAAGCCCAAACAATCATATCAATCACCCGCTTCATGGTTTACCTTTGCCATATTTACCACCGGCAAAACATCAACCAGCGGTCGCGGTGTGTTGTGATCTTGCTTTGTGCTAAATTGACTGTTAGCCCACTCAATAAAATTATTTACGTAGTTGTTAACTACCGCAGGATAGTTTGCTGATTCCGCCGTTCGGATAATGTCATTTCGCAACTCAGAGCCAAACATAAGCCAACTGTATTTAGCGTCATCTAACGCACGTGTAACAGCCGATGGGTCGCCACTATTCATGCGTGTATAAAAATAACACCCGAAAATATCTACAAATCTTGAGTAGGGGATATTGATATTAATTTCGTTCATTCTTCACCTAAAAAATTAACCGCACTTTTACGGTGCGGTCCTGTTGATTAACTACAAAAATGAAACATCCATACGCGGTTATCAATCACAAATGCAATGTCGCCCGCCCACTCGTCACCAGTAAATCCGCCTTTAGTCGTGTGGCGAAAATACACATCAACAAGTCGACAAAAAGGATAGTCTAATTTAACTTTTTCAAACTTGCTTAGGTTGACATATTCAATACTTGCGCCATTAATCAATAAATTAGTTAGATCTTCAAGGTGATCACAAATAAATTGATTAATTTCGTGCTTTTGCCCTTTCGGTAACTTGTCGGCAATAACTCTTTTAAGGTTTTTAAGCGCATTTGCTAATGCTACATACTCGCACTTACACTCTCTCCACCACAATGGATGTTTCATTTTTAACCTCATTAATTTGGATAATAAAAAGCCCTCGTAGTGAGGGCTGTTGTTAGTGGAAGTTGTTTTATAGATGTTCTTTTTCGCCGCCGAACTCATTAATCAGATTTTTAACAAGTTCGGACAGTGTCGCCGTCATTAAGATAAAATCCGCATCAAAACGCTGTGCGACATCTTCTTTTAAGATGTCGTCATTTTTCTCACGGATTTGATCTTCAAATTTTAGCCGTTTTAAAGTGCAATCATCATTAAGCACAAACGATAGATTGTTTTCCCACTCAAGTGCTAATTTTGTAACAAATCCACGATCAGCCAGCGTTAAAATTTCCTCTTGAGCTAAGTCATTGTTTTTACATTTAATAACGCCGTCATCTGCTTTACTTCGTAGCTCCAAGTCCTCTTTTACGATCAACCATTCCGGCGCGTCCTCGTCAGCAATCCATCGAGACATAACGACAGCCGGCTCATTTTTAAATGCCAGCGGAACTACAGGTAAACTACCAAGAGTTTTACGCAACAAAGCCAACACATCTTCCGCGCGATTGGATGATGACGCGTCAACATAAATTAAGTCGTTTTTAGTATCAATCCAAAGTGCGGTGTGCTGATATTTACTGAATGCGCGCGGCAATAAAGCGGCAATAACATCATCTTTTAAGGTTTGTTTTTCGACTTTCTTGAGCTTTCGTCCATGGTCTTTTTCAAGTTTTTCGATCCGCTCATTTAGCTCTTTGTTTACCACTTCCGCCGGCAGGATTTTTGTTTCTTTTTTTGCAACTAAAAGCACGTTTCCGCCTGCTGTGTGGTGTAACAATCCACTATCTTTAAGTGGGGGAGCCCAACCGAAATGCGTACTATCGGATGGCTCGCAAGGAGTAAACACTGCGGAATTTAACTTGTCTTGTAAGTCGTCTAAATTAAGTGATTTAGTTAAGCGATAAATCATCGCATTTTTGAACCAGTACATTTTTTTACCTCAAATAAAAAAGCCACTAAAAAAATAGTGGCTTATATGTAACTCAAAACGGAATATCATCATCGAAATTGTCCGCACTTTCTGCCTGCTGTTTCGGTTTCACACCGTTTTTAGCGTCAGCGTAGGCATTCTTGCCTGAGTACGGTTTATCTTGATTATCACCGCTTTGCCGGCTATCTAACATCTGCAACACATCGCCTTGAATTTCTGTGGTATAGCGATCTTGCCCGTTTTGGTCTTGCCATTTACGAGTTCTTAAACGCCCCTCAACATAGACTTTTGAGCCTTTGCGTAGGTATTCGCCCGCCACTTCCGCCTGACGACGATAGAACACAATAGAGTGCCACTCTGTTTGAGTTTTGCGCTCGTTTGTGTTTTTATCAACCCAACTCTCACTTGTGGCCACGCTGATTTTCGCCACGGCATCACCATTTGGCATAGTGCGGATTTCAGGGTCGTTACCCAAGTTGCCGACAATAATTACTTTGTTTATTCCTGCCATGTTTCACCTACGTATTTAAATTAAATAAACATTCGTCATAAAACGAATTATATTCATCAATCAGTTCCGAGTAATTTTGCTCAAGCCACGGAAGCTGTTTCGCATATCGTTGTTCAAGCTCTCGCTTGTCTTTGCATTCCCGCAAGCCATCTTTCAGCTTTTCAATCACTGTTTTTTTGTCAGCTTGAGAGGGTTTTTCCGGAGTAGAGCTCGTACTCGGCGGCGTTGATTTGTTGTAGTGTTTTTGAGATTCTTGCTTTTTTTGCTCTGCCTTTTCTGGTGGAATGCTATCAACCAAATCATCCTCAACAATTTCAAGCGCTGTCAAATATAGGTAGCGACGTTGATAAGTTTGAATAGCGCCAAGGTTTTGAATTTCCGTACCTGATGGCAAGGCTTTTTGAACCATTGGAGAGGTAAATTCAATGCTTTCATCCTTTTCGCAATCGTATATTGTCAGCGTGGCAAGCTCAGAAGAATATCGAACAACAGCGCACATCTTTAATTCTTCAAAGATTTCATTAACTCTTGGAAGAAAATCCTTTAATTCAAAGTATTTAAAACTTCTATTATTACCAGTTTTCTTTAAGTTCTCTTTTTGTAACTTCACACGTGCTTGCGCTAACTTTGCGTAAATACTCATTTCTACACCTCAAAATTCATTCGTTTATAAATCGCTCGCACTCGCTCAACATCTTTAGCGCAATATTCAGCGACTTCATCAATGCGGCCACCTTGTACCGCCTGCCATACCTTAGAACCGTCAATATCGCCTTTCTGTTCGATATTAAGCACTTGGCATAGCTTATTAAGACTAGGTTTAGATTCTCGGTTATATCCGCACCATTCCCACATTGTGTCGTAAGTGTTTCGTTTATCCATTTTGTAGTATGGTTTTACGCCATTAATGATGCAGCGTTGCCACAAAAACAATCCGTCAAAACTCGTTACGTTATGCCCGATAAACACTGGAACGGTTTTACATCGGTTAGCCTGTTCTTTTAGCCAGTTATTAAACCGTGTCAGAATATCTTTCTCACGGTCTTTGACTTGCCAATCTTTGCGATAAAACGTGACCACTTCGTCATCATTAATTGCAGCGCTAACCACTACAACCTCACCGAACGCACCATCTAGAGAAGTCTTATTAACAGCAAGCTCTTTGTTTTCTTCGAGCCATTTGTTAATTGTTTCTTCGTTCTTATAATTTGCTGGCGGTGTAAGGTTTTCGCACACAAATTCTTGATGTTCTTTGCTTTGCGTTGGGATTGTTTCAATATCAATATAAATCTTCATTATTTCACCTAAAATGGGTTTTCTTCGTAATACAGCTCAATGATTTCACTTGCTCTTTGTGGGTCTATAATTCCACTCATTAGCCAGTCTTGAAATTCGTTCAATTTCCGCTCTTGTTCTTCTTTAGCGGTTTTGTCTTGCTCTTTACGATTAATCATTGAGAATGAATCCTTTTTCATAATCTTTTCTCCGCTGTTCAATTCGCTCTTCGGCAAGAGATTTAAGAATACAAATTCGCATTTCTTCAACATCATTTCCGAGTGCGATAGCTTTCACAAAATCATCATCTTCAAACGCCTTTTCACTAAACTTACAGAGTTCTTCGCTATCACCATTTGAAATATCTTCTTCGATACACTCAATTTCACGCTCTACCGCCTCGTTATACGCATCTTCGGCACAACATCTACGGTCATGATCATTGAACGTTTTGCGTTCCCATTGTGCTTGTAGGCTTTCCATTTGATACACCTCTTATAATTTCGAAAAAGTTATTCACATCATCAAACTGAAAGCCTTTAACTCGGCTACCGTTGATGATTAACGTTTTGGGTTGCGGAAGTTCGCCACGACATACTGCAGTCATAGCGGTTGCGTGATGAACGCCAAACATTTGTTTTAAATCCAAGAAGATGAAGAAGTCTTTATCATCTTGTTTTGATTGTCTTTGATTGATGTAATTATCAAATTTATCAAGCGACTTAGTCATTGATGGAGAGATGAATTTTCGTTTGCTAACAGACTTTGGAATTTTTATTTCTTTCTCTTTAACTTTAGCCTTTGGCTTGTTATCGCCAATTAAGCGAAAGCGTGTTCCATACATAGCGTTGTAACGCTCGATATGTCTATTAATAAACATCACAGCGTTTTGCTTTGAATGTTGTGGGTACGTTTTGTGAATTAGGCGACCATTGACGAAGAAAGATGCTTTAAATGCGCCATTCACTTCTTCTATATCAACTCTATAAGTCTTTTTTTCTTTCATCGTCTAATTCCTTTTGTTTGATGTTTGTGTATGCCATAGCTTGTTGCTTGGCTGGCTCTGTTAGATTTGGTTGGTATTGCCCGTTCTCGGCAATCCATTGCACTCTTGCTTGTTCACGCTCTAGTGCGGTAGGCTCACTTGCAAAACAATAGGAGATTCCGCCAATCAAAAAAGCAATAAACATCGCACAAGCAATCTTTGCTAAAGGTCGTGTGATTTCTGCGAATACATCAGTAAATTTTTCCATTTTTTGATTCCTTTTTAATCAATTTAGTGAATTTAGGGTGTAAAAATCCGCCACACGATTTTTCAAAAGTGCGGTCGGATTTTCCGTTGTTTTAGAAGTCTATTTTGACTGCTTTTGGATTAAAGCCTCTCAAGTGTTTTAATACACGCCAGTTTGTCATTTGGTCGATGTTAAAATCACTTGTGATGCGGTTTAAGATTTGATTGGTTGAGCGTAGCACGCTTAAATATTCGTAAGCCTGTCCGTAGATTTGAGAGCTCATATTTGAGCCTAAAACGTTAAAGGCTCTCTCAATATGTTGGAATGTGCCTACGCCACGTTTGAAAGCGAACCACAACCAAGCAAGCTGTTGTAATTCGTACTCAGTAAATTCAAAGGTGAATTTCTTTTCAGGTTCTGGCAAAGATAACTGTTGTGCTTGGTTGCGGTGCATTGCCATAAACGTACGGAGCACCACCAGATGAAACAGTGGGCTAATCCACATGGCATAGGCAATGACAAGCTCCTCGCAAGCGTAGGTTCCGCCGTTGGTGCCTCGAATAATTTTTAAGGCATGTTGGTTGTCTTTTTCGATTTCGGCAATCAGTGCTTTTGTGGTATCAAGGCGCACAAAATTAGATGGTTGATGTTTTGATTTTCCGCCACTGGCAATATGTAGATCGTTTAATGCGTAAAGATTTTCAAAAGTGCGGATAGATTGGGTTAAGATTTGTAAATTTGACATTTTTTATGCCTCTGGATTTTTAGTTTAGTGTATCGTCTAACCGTAGTAGGTTAGACGGGCTTCAACTACCGAATCCAGTCGGCGGAGCTTATTTCCTTTCGGTATTTTATTAGGCTCTCTCGACCCGTCCATTGTAAATCCTCAGATCTGAGGATTTTATAAATCTACAGATCTGTAGATTTAAATTTTAGGCATAAAAAAACCGCTATGCTGTCGGGTGCGGATAACCGCTGGATTTAAGTAGTGCGGTAATCGTAATCCAAGAGTAGCGGGGTTGTCAAGTATGCGGATTAAAAAACAGGTTCGTCATTAATCCAGTTATCTAATATCCATTTCGCTTGTTTCGGCGATGTAAAGCCGGTGCATTGCGCAGGGTCGCTTACTTCAAAAATTAGCAATGGCCCTGATTTTACAAATTTTAATAAATCATCACGTATTTGATTGCGCGATACACCGCTGTCATCAATCAATAGCCAAACATTGGTAATCCAGTGCCAAATATTCATTTCTTTTTCTTGGAAATAATTGGTGATTTTATCTTGCAAAGCAGCATTAATATCTTCACTCGCAACAATGATGTATTTTTTAATCATCTTTCACTCCGATAATCACTGGTGTTTGGTGTTGATCGGGTTCGCGTTGTTCGATGCCATTTACACCGTCACCAATATGCCCTTTTTCCATGGCTAATTTAGAAAGTGTAAACGTTTCAGAGCGCAGGCAATCGGGATTGTTCACGGCAAAATAGACATAAACGCCAATAATCGTGAATAATTCAACCGCAAGAAAGGCAAGCAGAATATATTGCACGATTTCTTTTTCACCCCATATTCCGTAAGTGATGGTTGAGCAAAGCGTAAGAAAAAACAACCACAGCAGACTGACAAGCACGTTAGAACGCGCATTCATTCCCTCAACATTGCTAAATCTAGCAAATAATTGATTCACAAAATTTCCCCATAACTGAACTAATCTTAGAAAATAGTTTACCATATATTCCCTTATTTTACTTATTCAACTTCACCTCGTATGGTAAAAAAATCCCCTAGAGCCAGCTATAAGCAACTAGGGGTTTAACCAATCTTATAAAGGAGATATTTTTTATTATGCTATGCTGTAACCAGCTAGAGCCGCTCTCGATTCCATATCAATTTTCAAGAAGACTGGGCGATTCCATTCGCATTGTGAGAACGGCTTTAGATGGTGGCTCTTTCGGGATTTGAACCCATTGCGTTTTTTCCAAAGTTAGCATTAAACTAATTTTTATCTTAGTGTTAAAAGTGTCGGTTTCCACAACCAACTCAACAAAGAGCCATTAAATACCTTTCTTTATGCTTGCAAGGCTCAAGCGTGGTTTTATTGCCATTTCAAAGCACACTTCTCTCTATCATTCGCAACGGTTTCACTTGCCGTTGTGTCTCTGTACTTCAGATGTGCTTTAGAATGGCGCCCCATACAAGATTCTAACTTGTAACCTATTGCTTAGAAGGCAATTGCTCTATACGATTGAGCTAATGAGGCAGTTTACCGTCTCTCCGATATGTCACGTTTCTTACGTCACGTTGACGTGCATAGTTTGTTTCATGCCGCCTTGTTAGCCTTCCTCTTGGAAGCGCATTACTGTCAGTCTCACTACGAGTCATCGGCTTGTCTAACATTGCAATAAAAGACTCTGTTCGGTTGCTTACGTTTAGCTATTCTCACCCATTGGCTTTGTTTGCATTTCCGTAAGCATTCACACCGCAATGTAAGGTTTTCTCCATCCGTTCATCGCTATTTACGATCCATCGGGATTGGCGTGTTATCACAACAAGACCATAAGTCACTTACTCCTAACTACTTATCGCTAATTAATCGGTGAGCTTTGTCATTCTCACTGCCGCACTTAATTGCGCTTAAGTGTTGGTCGATGTGTTTTTAATCTGATTTTTAAAGAGCATCGAGATATTTGTTTATGTGTATCTCGTTTTGATGGGGGTATTATGTACTCAAGGTTCATTATAGTCAAGAACAAAAAGTACATATTTTAGATAAAATGTACTAATTGTTCATAATAGATTGATTTTTAAATAAATAAATTTTCAAAAAATATGTTTAATTGCTTATTTTTTGACCTGTCACGAAGTAAAGTTTGCGTTTTGAGGTGTATTTTTGTGATTTTTGCGATGCCGATCGCAAGTTTTGGTGGCAATAATTGGTTTAAATTTAGGTTGGTTTATTATGCTCATGCCGATAAGGAGGGAAATTATGAAAAAAGAGTTTAAAAAATGGCTAATCTCGCTGAATTGTGAAGGCATTAATAGCTTAGGGATTGATGAGATAGTGTCGCGCGTAGATGAAGAGTTGAGGATTGTGCGCGCCAATGAGCAGGAGAGAATTGTGCTAGGGGAGTTGATTGCAGAGTTTAAATGTTAATAAAAAAAACCGCCTGTGAGGCGGTTTGATTAATAATACTTAGATCTGAATGCTTGATGAATTATACCTACACACTTTAGGTAAGCTTGATCCATATCTGAAAACTGTGCTGAATTCTTTTCAGGTTTCTGCTTATTTATCATCTCTACATTTAGAGTGCCGTACATGTACATGTTAGATAATGGTTTGTCTATATTTTCTTTGATAATTTCTCGGTCATTTTTTAAAGTGTGAATTAGAAAATTAGCTACATTAAACTTTGAAGATAAAGTTGCCACATAAATGTGTGATGTAGGGCGGTTTTTATTATTATCTAAGAAAAAATGAGCGGCTTGTTCTTGCATATCCTTTAGCACGAAAAGCAATTCGTCAATCAACATTTTATCTTCATTTCGATTAGCAAAGTCCACCGCAGTCTTGTAACTTAGCCAAATACCATAAACGCTAGCAACAAGCGCTATAAATGCAATGATATCTGAGCCTGTCATTATTTTGCCTGTTTTAATCTATCTTGTTCTTCTTCCTCTAAAAAATTTTTAATTTGAATTTCATAAAAAGGAAAATCGCTAATAATATTAAGCTTTTGTAAGATAGAGCTTAATGTCATTGATTCATAACGAATTAATCCACCAAATGCTTCATGTAAGAATGATGAGCCAGGTGGTGCAATATCATTGAAATCAATATCAACCTGTTCACCTGAGTCAAAAGCAGGTTTTAACTTTTGTATTCGAAAACGTTGGCCGTTGAAAGCTCCATCCTCATCCGTGCGTCCGTATGGAGTTTTAGAAAAATCAGCAACTTTAATTAGCATTTATTTATCCTCAAGGAGAGTTAGAGTCCAAGCTACGAGTGTTCCCTTTATTGGTGTTTGCACTTGACTCGTGATACATACATCAGAAATTGTACTATTGTTATAATAGTATTGGTAAATTAGATTATCAGTATAGACGGTAAGACTCTCATTTTCAACAGCTCTACTTATTACTTGCTTGATATTTTCAGACCCTTTTCCTCGTTTCCTATTATTATACCGAGTAAATCCTTCTGTCATTGCTTGTTTAAGACGTTCTTTATCATCAAGGCTGCTTTCCGGATAACTTCCTAAAATACCACATCCAAGATCATATATTAAAAAAACAAACATTCTCTTACTTTGTTGATACCAGCTACATTGATACCATCTTCCTTGGCCAATCTTATTCTGTAATGCTCTGCTTTTAATATAGGCGTGATTTCTAACATTAAGTATCGCTTCGCTGACACCTTGGTGTAAAAGGAACTTTTGGCCTGAGCTGATTTCTTCTCTTGAAATCATTTCCCAATTATTTAGCATCATGCCGACAAGTCGATTAGCATCACCAGACTGATAAAAATTATTTCTTGATGTCAGCTCAATAATATCCAGCTCGCTTGATGCTTCTATTGCTTTATTTAAACCAGTGGAAATGAAAAGCATATAACCAGATGGGTTTTGCTCTTTGACTGGATAAATAATTGTTAGCTTAGAACGACACTTCTTATAATTATTGCGGTACCTCATTGAATGAATCTGACCAAATAGAATCAATGTACTTTCGGCATAAGCCTCAATCGTTTGTCTGAAATCTATGACTAAATCTCTCCCTTTTGAGAAATTTTCTTCAAGTTGATTTATAAAGGAAATGCTTTCCTCTCTACTAATTGGGTCATTCTCTGAAAGTGTAAATATAATTGGGCAAATAATAGTTATTTCAGGCATATTTCCTTACCTAATAACAGAATTTTTACAACAGATTTCAACCTTGTCACGCTATAACGCTTCGACACGTTCTCTTGCCACACCAATAATGCGGATTTCTTGGTTGAGTGAGCTTAGTATCGGAAACATTGGGTTGAGCGGAACAAGCTCAAAGTGCGGTATGCCTTCCGGTGTTCTTGTGCCAAGCTCTTTGTATTGTTTAAATGTTGCCTCGTTGTCTCCATTGATTGCAGCCACGAATTTTCCAGGGGTTGGCAAAATATCTGGATCGATTAAAACGAGATCGCCCTCATTAAAACGAGGAAGCATAGATTTGCCTTCAATTCGCAAATAAAACGAGTTTTCTGAGGCAATCACTGTGCTTGGGATCATCTCGTAACCATCAAAGCCTTCAAGAGAGCTAATATCTGTCCATAGTCCAGCTTGGACTGCACTTAATAAAGGATAGGCTTTCTGTTTTTCGATTTTCTCAATAGAGGCATTCTTGTCGCCATAAGTTATCCATTCTTTTGTCACCCCCAAAAAGTCAGCCAATACATAAATATTTGCTTGAGTTGGTAATGTCTCGGCATTGAACCATTTGCTCACGGCCTTTGGCGTTATTTTCAGTATATCAGCAATGATTTTCCCCCTGCCTTTTTCTGGCAAGTTCTTTCTCTTACATGCAATGTCTAGCCGTGCGGCAAAGTCCTGTTTAATTTTTTCTTCAGTAATCATTTTTTTTCACCTTTGAACTATCGGTTCAATTATAAATAAAACTTGAAGTACTTTCAGTTCTGGTTTATTATGTACTCAAAGTTCATTCTAAGAGGTTATATATGGAAAGCTTAAAACATATTATTGACTTTTTGGGAGCGGCTAAAGTGTCAGGTTTGTGCGGTGTTTCTGTGCGTGCAGTTTACAAATGGCGCGCATCAAATTCTCTGCCAAGAACTGAATATACAGGTGAGACCAGATATTCAGAGATTCTATCTCAAGCCTTGGAAAACGTTATTTCTGCTGAAGAGATTAGAAGCTTTAGTAATCCCATCAAGTCAAGCTCTGCGATTATCGCATGACTGTAATTTACCAACACCAACTAAAAAGAAAACCATAAAAACAAGGCAAAAATTATGGCAATGAAACAAACCATTATCGGAATGATTGAGAAGATTCCTGGCGGCAAAAGTGCGGTAGCTGGCTTTCTTGGGTTTACCGAAAGCGAGTTAAATAACCGTCTTTACCAAACAAAAGGGCAACGCTTTAAAAACGAAGAATTGATTGCCGTCCAGCTCGAATATGGCTGCACTGATTTTATCGATGAGCTTTGTCGCAATGCTGGTGGACGTTTTGTAAAAGACACTGATGCAGACAATCTAGATGCAGTGGAAATGGCAAATATCCAACTGCACGAATTATCAGCTCGAGGCATGCTTTTTGGTGTATTGGAAGATGCGTTAAAAGATGGCGAAATCACCCAAGGAGAAGAAGAGATTATTCGAAAATTATTAAACAAACACTTAGCAGCAACGCAACACTCAATCGAGTGCATGATCTCGTTAAATAAACGGCAATAAAAAACCACGGCGGCAACCGTGGTTCTGTACGAAGGAATTTTTTATGAAAACCAAAATACAGCTTTATGATACACAAATTCGCCAAGATGAACAAGGGCGTTTTTGTTTAAATGATTTACATCAAGCAAGTGGCGGTGAAAGTCGTCATCGTCCTGCTTACTGGTTATCAAATCAGCAAACGCAAGAGTTAATCGGCGAAATTTCAAAAGACGGATTTCCGTCTATCCTTACAAAACAAGGACTTGGAACATTCGTAAGCAAAGAACTTGTTTACGCTTACGCAATGTGGATTAGTCCGAAATTCCACTTATACGTTATTCGCACATTTGACAGCTTGGTAAGTCATCAAAATCCAACCGCACTTTTACCACAAAACTACGCCGCAGCATTGCGTGAGTTAGCGGAATCTGTTGAACGAGAAGAGGTTTTGAAACTAGAAAACAAACAGCAAGCCGATTGCATTGAAGCGATGAGCAATTACTTCCGAGCGGGAATGACCGCACCTCAATTCGTAAAAGGTCTGAACGGCGTAAATTCAACGCAAATCAACGCATTTTTACAGAAAAAGAACTGGCTTTACAGAGACCAGCGCGGTGAATGGCGCGTAACGTCTTATGCCCGTGATGTGTATATGACCGAAGAAGCTAATGAGTTTACCCCGCATGGTTGCGATCCGATTATCAAATACAAGCCAACGTTACTTAAAAAAGGCGCTGCAAAACTCTATGAATGGTACGCAAAAGGGTTGTTGCCGATGAAAGCAACGTGGAACGGCAAATTTATACAAGAGAAGGTGGCGGCGTGATGAGTAAATTTATTCCTAATGCGTTTCAAATTCCCAATTCCGTCATTGACGAATTACTGGCAAAGCTCACTTGCGCAGAGCTTAAATGTTACTTGTTTGTAGTTCGCAAAACAAAGGGGTGGAATAAAGAATCAGACAGTATTTCAGTTAGTCAATTCATGGAAGTGACAGGGCTTAGTAATCGTTCTGTTATAACTGCTTGTGAATCACTTGTTGAAATGGGGCTACTTGAGCGTTCAGGTGGTGAACGCAAATTGAATACTTATTCAGTGAAAGCGTTTGAGATTCCACAAACTGGTGAAAAAAGTTCATCAGATACAACTGGTGAAAATTTTTCACAAACTGGTGAAAAAAGTTCATCAGATCTGGTGAAAAAAGTTCACACACAAAATAACAATAAAAACACTATACAAAATATCAATAAAAAAAATACCAAAAAAAGCGAATCTGATTTGCTTGATGAATTTGGCATCACTGGACAACTTGCGGATGACTTCATCATCCACCGAAAAGCCTGCAAAGCACCAATTACCGAAACAGCACTGAAAGGCTTTCAGCGCGAGGCGGATAAGGCTGGAATACCTCTTGCTGAAGCAATCACAATATCCATCGAGCGTAATTGGCGTGGATTTAAATCCGAATGGGATTGGCGAGGGAATGGAGTTGCCCAGCGACAACCTCAAAAAATGACTTTTGCCGAGAAAAACGCTCAACCGTGGAATCGCCCAGAAGATTGGGAGGGAGTTTTCTAATGAGCCAAGTAACAACACTAAACCAAACAACAGCAAAACAAGCTCCGGTTATCGCAGAGAAGTTAATTGACAGGGTTTTCGAGCAATTAATCGCATCTTGTCCAACACTCTTAACGGTTCAACCTGAACAATTAAAAATCCTTAAACAACAATGGATTCTAGGCTTTGCCGAAAACGGTATCAAAACATTTGAGCAAGTTAAACGTGGAATGGCAGCGGCTAGAGCGAAAGCAAACGGATATTTGCCAAGTGTGGGCGAGTTTATTTCTTGGTGTAACAGTTACAACAACCACGAATTAGGATTGCCAACACAAGACGAGTTAGAGGCTAGACTTCAAAAATACTTCGGTTATGCGAAAGAGCCTCATAACTTCAAATTCCGCTCAAGAGCAGAGTATTACTTGTTAAAAACAATCTATGACGGTTACGGCAAAAAGAAATGGGAAGATTGCCAAAGAGCTATGCCGAAAATCCTTGCCGAAGTAGTTGAAAAAGCTCGCACTGGATTTGAATTTCCTAAAATTCCAGAACTGCTAGAGCAAAAGCCTAAGGTTATCCCTCCAGAAGTATCAAAAAACGGTGTGGCAAAGATTAAAGAAATTATGGGGATTGCGTAAATGACAGAACAAAAATTTGATAAAGATACATGGCAAACGCCGAAATATTGCAGAAATTATTTAGAGATTCGGTTTGGTTGGTTTGATGTTGACGGAGCGGCAGATAGTAAAAATAAATTATTCCCAAAATGGATCGGAATCGGCCCAGCATGGGGAGACAATGACAATATCGCTTTAGATTTTCTTGGCGATGATGTGATCGGAAAGATAAATGATTTATCAGAATGTAATGGATATCCAACGCATATCTATGTAAATCCGCCATACTCTGATGTAACGCCTTTTTTAGTCCGAGCGAAAGAATTACGCGATGCCGGACATTTAGTCGTGATGTTACTCAATAACGACAAATCTACACAGTGGTATCAAAACCACATTCACAACGTGGCCAATGAAGTGATTGATATTACAGGTGGGCGAATTGCATTTATTCACCCGATAACAGGCAAAGAAATCAAAGGAAACTCAAAAGGACAGATGATCGTAGTGTTTGATCCAGCGATGGAAGATTTTGTAATGCGTTCTGTTAGCCTTGATTTTATTAAAAAAGTCGGTGGCTACAATGGAATGTAAAAGACAATTCTTCCTGCGCTCAAGCCAGGTGCGGTTGAATTGCATTGAATTCATAAAAGAACTACCAACGGACGATAAAAAACCGTTGGTGGTAAAAATCCAACCTATGACACGCTCACTTGAGCAGAATTCAAAATTACACGCACTACTAAGCGATATTAGCAAACAGTGTGAATTTAACGGCAAGAAAAGAGACATCGACACCTGGAAAATGATTATGGTATCAGCTCACAAAATCGCAACAGGCGGTAAAGCTGAGATGGTAATCGGGCTTGAGGGTGAGGTAATCAATCTACGAGAAAGCACCGCACAAATGGGCGTACAGCGATTAGCGAGCTTAATCGAATATATAACTGCTTGGGGCGCCGAAAATGGAGTTAAGTTTAACGATGCATTGAGATTTTAAATGAGAGAGGAAATAGTTATGGCAGCAGTTCTATTTGTGGTGGTGTTTTTGATTATTTGTTTTGTTGAGGGTGCGGACGATGAATGAGAAAGAAAAATTTGAACGTACAAAGCCGGTTGTGAATGTTGGAACAATAGGACACGTTGACCACGGTAAAACAACTTTAACAGTAGCATTGACGGCAGCATTGGCAGCAGTGTTAGCGAATGTCGGGAAAGTAGATTCTGTAACAACACGTCCAACAATAAGTTATCCAGTAAATCGCACCAACAAGAAAACCATTTATAGAGGCTAAATATGGCTAAGAAACCTAAGGAAACCAAATGCAAGGTATGCGGTTGTTACTTTGTGAAAACAATAAGCTCAATGCAAAAAGTCTGCTCACCTAAATGTGCGATTATCCTTTCCAAGGAGCAGTCAAGAAAGAAACGGGAGAAAAAAGACAAGCAAGAGCGGTTAGAAACCAAGAAAAGAATGACCGCACTTAAACAAAAAATCAAAAGCCGTTCTGAGTGGTTAGATGATTTACAAAGTTGGGTGAATAAATTCATCCGCTTGAGAGATAAAAACGAGCCTTGTATTTCTTGCGGTCGCTATCATCAAGGACAATATCACGCAGGACATTATCGCAGCCGTGGAGCCTGTCCAGAGTTGAGATTTAACGAGGACAACATACACAAACAGTGTTCAGCCTGTAATAACTACAAAAGCGGTAATGCGATCGAATACCGAATAAATCTAATCAAGAAAATCGGAATTGAACGTGTTGAATACCTGGAAAGAAACGACCATCCGCCATTAAAACTGACAATCGAAGAAATCAAAGAGCAAATTAAAATCTACAAGGCAAAAGTTAAGGAGCTTGAGAATGACTTATAGCGTTGAGCGAATTTTAGAAAAATGGGGTAATTGCTGGGGACGTGACAGAATTGGAACAGAATATCCAAGCACAACAATCTCAATCCCCGTGCTGCCGACTGCGAGAAAGGCTTATATCAAGTTCTTAACCGATGACGAGTGCCTTAAAATAGAAAAACAAATAATGAACCTACACGATGACGATTTATTGCAATATCAAATAGTAATGGGCTTATACGTACAACAAGCAAGCGAGAGAGAGATTTGTAACGCTCTTAATATTTCACCAGCCAAGATGTATCGGGAGCGTGCGCAAGGCATTAGATTTTTAAAAGGCGCTTTTGTTGCAGCTCAAATTAAATTTATGTTTTTAGGATAGCGTATTGACATAGTGGAGGGGTGATTGTATTATCGTTGGCAAGGTCTCAAAAGCCTTTTACACAACGGATTATTCACCCCGTCAGCGTGATTTTTTTATGCGTAAAATTTGCCTTGTTTGTTTTATTGGCATTAAGACTTACAGCGCATAAAAACAAAATTATTAATCAATGACCGACGGTGCGAGGAATACAATACCGAAAGGGAATAACTCCGCCAGATTGTGTACTGGTTTTGAGCCGTTGGTCGCCCAATCTTGGGTAAAATTATCAATCCCTCAAAAGGAAATACACTATGACAACTCAAACTCAACAGCTCTCAACATTCAATTTTGAATCAAATTCTATCCGCACTTTAGCTATCAACAATGAGCCTTGGTTCGTTGCTGTTGATATTTGTAGAGCGCTTAATTTAAGCAGTCCATCAATGGCTACTGCCAATTTAGATGATGATGAAAAATATACCCTAAGTTTAACTGAGGGTATCAAAGGAGTAGGTAAACAAGTTCAGGAATTGAATTTAGTTTCCGAAAGCGGAATGTACACTTTGATCTTACGTTGCCGTGATGCGGTTAAAAAAGGTTCTGTCCCGCACCGATTCAGAAAATGGGTAACAAGCGAAGTGTTACCGCAAATTCGAAAAACTGGCTCTTACAGCAAAACGACAGTAGACCAACGAACAGGATTACGAAATGCAGTAAACATGTTGGTAAGCAAGAAAGGCTTAATTTATTCTGACGCCTATCATTTAATCCATCAGCGCTTTAACGTGGAATCAATCGAAGATTTGACATTAGAGCAGTTACCTCAAGCGGTAGAGTATGTTCATAAAATCGTGCTAGAGGGTGAATTGATTATCGAGGAAAAGAAAGAATTAAGTATGAATCTTAATTTAACTGAGAACGAACTTAAAGATTTGATTAATACATGGATGGCATTTACACGCTTTTCTGACAGTGTCGGTTTCTTGTTGCGAAAAATACAACCAATCATTCACGGCAACCTTTATAGTTCGCCTGAATTTAATTTAAGATGGTGTAATAAAGTTATCCATGACACACAACCGATAATTAAAAAATTGTTGGAGCGTCTTCCGCAAGCCCAATTACTACACAACAGCAGAGCGCAGGTAAAACAACGTTGCGAAATGTAGAATACGCACTTCAAAAAGACCACATTTTTGAATCATAGTGTATTTTTTAAAAAAAGATAAAAAACACTTGATTACTTGCAAGTAAAATTGTAGTATATAGTATAAGTTGCGGTTTTAGCGCATGGCGAACGCAATAAGTAAATTTTATAGCCCTGATCGGAAACGGTCGGGGTTTTTTATTGGGCGATTAACTCAGTTTGTAGAGTGGCAGCCTATTAAGTTGTTTGTCGCTAGTTCAAGCCTAGCATCGTCCGCCATATATTCAGCTCATAGGTATTAGTTTACTTATGAGCTTTTTTATTTGAGGTAAAAAAAGAATGCCTATGAAAGATCCAGATGTATGGGCTTTGATTTGGGCTTGGTTACAAATCAATTTTGGCAACGGTTCAATTCAAAGTGCTGGTGCAGCGGTTTTTATGTCGCTTTTAAGAATGGGATTTATGCGCAAGAAACCAGCATTTCGGTATGTATTTATTGATGCAATGATTTGCGCATCTATTGCTGGGGTGGCAGTGCCTGTGTGTACTCATATATTCGGCCACGCAGATTTTTCAGCTTTTTTCGGCACAATGATTGGATTTATTGGGACCGAAAAAATACGCGAATTTTTGTTTAAGTTTATTAATCGTAGGATTGACAAAGATGACAATGATTATTCCCGAAACGACATTCAATAAAGTTTTCCCAAAAGCAATCAAGGGAGTTTATCAGGCGATATCAAAATATATTGATTTAGCTGGCTGTTATAACAAACAACAACAAGCAATGTTTCTTGCTCAATGCGGGCATGAGACGGCAGGATTTACCACTTTGAACGAAAACTTAAATTACTCAGCAGATGGATTGATGAGAGTTTTCCGCAAGTATTTTCCTAACCCTAGCATTGCTCGCCAATACGAGCGCAAGCCCGAGAAGATTGCAAGCCGAGTATATGCTAATCGAATGGGTAATGGACCAGAAGAAACAATGGACGGCTGGAATTATCGTGGTCGTGGATTAATTCAAATTACTGGTAAGAGTAACTACATCAAATTCGCTCAATGGCTAGGCGATACAATCAACCCTAAAGAAGTATCAAGTAATTTAGATTTAGCGGTCAAAGCGGCAGTCTGGTACTGGATATTTAACGACTTGGCATCTATTGATTCGGTCCAAAAGGTAACGATTAGGATCAATGGTGGCACCAATGGTTTAGATGACCGATGTAGATTATTTCGTGCGTTAATGGTGGATTAATATGGAGGGGTGTAATGGTTAATAAATCAACCCTGATTTACCTTGCAGTATTGGCTAGCCTGTGTGGTTGGATTTGGTATCAGCACGGGGCGATAAATGACTTAAGGGCCGAAAACCAAGCACAGGCTAGCCTCATTGTAGAGCAGGAAAAGGTTAATCAGTCTCTAAAAGATACGATTGAGACAGAGCGCCAAGCAGTAGAGCAACAGCGAGTTATTAATGATGAGATTAAACAAACAACACAAGACAAAGTGCAAGTGGTTCGAAAAATCATTAAGAGCCAACCTTGCTATAGCACTCGTATTAACGATGACGCTATTGAGCGGTTGCACTAATAAGGTAACTACCAAGACGGAATATATCTATCCGCCTCAAGCATTTCTAACGCCTTGTGTGAAAACTCCATTCACCGGCAGCACATACGGTGAGGCAGTAGAGCATTTAATCATAGTGCAGGGCGAACGTGATATGTGTGCTAGTCAAATCACAAACATTAACAAGTGGATTGAAAGTACGAAGAACGGTAAATAATCTAAGGTTGATTTATTCTTTTGTGGTAGTAATATTTCATAAGTTAAAAAGATTAACATGGATAACAATGGAAGATAATAAACCACACTACGAGAAAGCATATATCATACCTGGATTAAAGTTGCGCCTCTATTTTTTAAGTAAGGCTGCGAATAGAAACTTTATAGACTTCATTAAGCCTGTGTTGTTGGATATAAGCAAAATTAACAGTGATAATGTTCGTGACTCCGACTTAGCCGACCTGTTCACCAAGATTAAAAGTATTTATGAATGGGTAGATCCAAATAATTGTGAGTTGCCTGAGTTTGAGCATAGAGTGCTATCTGGTCAGTTAAATGATTTACTCTCTCAAATCGCTGCTTATTTGTATATGGATAAAGATGTTCAAGCTAATGCAGAAAACAGAACGCTCTTTGTTGATACTATTAAACAAGGAGTTAAAGAGATAGTTCTTGTATAGCAAGCAATCCCAATGAAAAAACTAAAGATCGTCAAATAAAGTGCGGTCTTTTTTTTATTTTAAAGGTTTGATTTTAAAAGTAAAAGGTACTCCTGATGGGATACCCCTTTCCACGGGGTTTCGGGCGCGCGGTTTTCGACAGTTTTTTGACATCTTAGGCATCATCATCTTTTTTACTTTTTAGGCATTTTAACGGTCTCGGCTATGGATAATTTATACGACTTAAAACTCAATATAAATCAGATCGCCGAACTGGTCGGAATGCATCGGCAAACCGTGTCACAAAGGCTTGCAGGACTAACGCCAGCTATTGGCAGTAATTCCAAATTAAAGCTCTATGCACTATCTGATTTAATCAAAATCGGGCTTGCCGAAAAAATGACGGCGGATGTTGATAGCTTGTCGCCTGTTGAGAGACGAGCATTTTGGCAAGCGGAAAACGAAAGACTTAAATACGAGCGAGATACTGGCGAACTGGTGCCATCATTTGAAGTTGCTCAAGAGATGGGCTTTTTGGCTAAAGCTGTTGTACAGTCACTTGATACATTGCCAGATATTTTAGAGCGTGATTGTGGATTAACTCCAACACAATTAACTCGTGTAATACAGGTGATTGATGACGTTAAATCGCAAATGTCATTACATATACAGGCTGGCGATAATAAATCAGAGGAGTAGTCATGTTTGCATCAGCTAAAGATATTAGGCGAGATATTGCAAATCTACTTAAACCGCCTCGCCGAATGAAAGTATCGGAAGCCGTAGCGGAATATATGCGAGTGCCTGTTGGTGGGGGCAACTCTGTTAAATGGGATAAAGATACTGCTGCATATATGTTAGATCCGATGGACTGCCTAAACTCTCGTGAGTATGACGCAGTTATTTTTGTTGGCCCCGCTCGAACCGGTAAAACAATCGGATTGATTGATGGCTGGATCACTTATGCGATTATTTGCGATCCGTCTGATTTTCTCTTGGTGCAACTTACACAAGAGAAAGCCAGTGAGCATAGTCGTAAACGTTTAGACCGCACTTTTAGATGCTCGCCTGAGATTGCAAAAAGATTAAGCCCACGTAAAAACGATAACAATGTCCACGATAAATATTTTAGGGCAGGTAATCTATTAAAGATTGGTTGGCCGTCAATTAACGTATTGTCATCATCCGATTACAAATATGTTGCGTTAACAGATTACGACCGATGGCCCGATGATGTGGACGGCGAGGGTGATGGATTTAGTTTAGCATCCAAACGGACGACTACATTTATGAGTGCTGGTATGACACTTGTAGAGAGTTCGCCAGGCAAAGATATTGTTGATATAAAACATCATCCAAAAACTACTCACGAAGCCCCGCCAACAACTGGGATTTTATCTTTATATAACCGTGGTGATAGACGCAGATTCTATTGGCAATGTCCTCATTGCCAAGAGTGGTTTGAGCCATCAATGGCAAATATGGTCGGTTATCGTGATGATACTGATTATGTTAAGGCGTCTGAAAAAGCTCGGCTACAATGCCCACACTGTCAAACTCTAATTGAGCCTGACAGAAAGCGCGCATTAAACATTGGCGGCAAGTGGTTAAAAGAAGGGCAAACGATAGATAAAGATGGTGTGATACATGGCGAAGGAAGAAACTCTCGTATTGCATCATTTTGGCTAGAAGGTCCTGCGGCCGCTTATCAAACATGGGCGCAATTAACTTATAAATTACTCACTGCTGAACACGAATTTGAAATGACAGGCAGTGAAGAAACGCTAAAGGCAGTAACAAATACAGACTGGGGATTGCCTTATTTACCGCGCTCAGCACTTGAGCAACGCCGCTCTGACGAATTAATGGAGCGACGCGAAGAAATCGAAAAAAGAACGGTGCCTTATGGGTGCCGTTTTTTATTGGCTGCGGTTGACGTACAGGGTGGGCGGAATCGCCGCTTTGTAGTCCAAATTGTGGGCTATGGCGAAAACAGCGAGCGGTGGCTCATTGATCGATATAACATCAAATCATCAATGCGGAGCAAGTCAGAGGGGGAAAGCCTACCAATTGATCCGTCCGCCTACCCTGAGGACTGGGACTTACTCATTAGTGATGTGCTTAATAAGCAATATCGCATTGAGGGGTTAGATGGTGGATTTATGCCAATCCTTGCAATGGTTGTAGATAGCGGCGGTGAGGATGGTGTAACGGATAACGCTTATAAGTTTTGGCGTAGATGCAAACGCGATGGATTATCTAAGCGTGTCTATCTCGTCAAAGGTGATAGTACGCGCCGTCAAAAATTGATTACTCGCACTTATCCTGACAATACATCACGGTCAGATCGTCACGCTAAAGCGCGTGGTGATGTGCCTTTGTATTTACTCCAAACAGACCAACTCAAAGATCGCATTAGTAACGCACTAAGTCGTGAGACTGTCGGCGCTAACTATATCCATTTCCCATCATGGATTGGGGAGTGGTTTTTTGATGAGTTGACTTACGAGGAGCGCGGACAAGACGGCAAATGGCGTAAACCAGGGAAAGGCAACAATGAGGCGTTTGACTTATTTTGCTATGCCCATGCGATCGCTATTTTGCGTGGTTATGAGCGTATTAAGTGGGGAGATGAGGACAATGTCCCATACTGGGCGAAATTGCCAAGCGTAAACCCTAATGTAATCAGAAAAGAGACGACCGCACCAGAGGAAGAAACGGAAAGTGCGGTAGAAATTGAACAAGTAAAACCGCAACCGAAACCCAAAACAAAAAGTAATTGGCTAAGCGGTGGCGGAAGTAAAAAAAGCGGTTGGCTTTAACTCCCAAACAGCCTTAAATCGGTAGATACCGAGCCTATAAAAAGGTGGATATGTTGCGGTAATAACTCAAGCCCCGATCGGAAAAGGTCGGGGTTTTTATTATCTGAATTTGGAGGTTATAAATGCAATTAGCAAACCCTGAAAACTTTAAACAATTTGTACAAAATAAAGACTCAAAAACAGTTACTACATCAGAAATGGTTGCTAAGGTTTTTGGGAAGCAACATAAAAATGTATTGCGTGATTTGCGTGAGATTTTTGAAACTGGCGATGAAGAATTTAACCGGCTCAATTTTGAGCTCGTTGAATACATCGATAAAAAAGGCGAAAAGCGCCCAATGTTTGAGATGACCAAAGACGGTTTTATGTTGTTGGTTATGGGATATAAAACCAAAAAAGCAATGGCAATTAAGATATCCTACATCAAAGCATTTAATTTTATGCAAGATCAATTGTTATCTGGCAATATGACATTGCTTGAGCAATATTACCAGGCATTAGGCGAGCATAAAGCAGAAAAACAATTAGCAAGCGTTTGTGGTAAAGCCTTGAATGAATGGAAAGGTAAAAAGCCATTGCTTGAGGCAACGCTAAAAATCTTTGAAGACAAATTGCAAATCGAATTACCACTACTTAACTAACCGCACCGTAAAAAAGTGCGGTTTTTTATTGGGGCAAAAATGGCTATCTACGACAGAGACGAACTCGAAGAAAAAATCCGAACGCTTGATGAAAAGATCGAAAACGCCCAAAGCCAAGTGAGCTTTAACGGGCGATCGGTATCTTACCAAGTGTCCGAATGGACAAAACAACGTGACCGCTATCAACAAATGCTTAATGAGTTGTTAGCGGAAACAAGGCAGCGCGTTAAACGCCACAGAATCAAATATGCGAGATTTTAAACAATGGGAATAGTAGATAAAGCGATTGCCGCAATCTCGCCTAAATGGGGCGCACAGCGAGCTAAAAACCGATATGTCATGAATGCGTATGAGGCGGCTATGCCAAACCGTACGCACAAAGCAAAACGTGAAAGCCAAGGTGCGAACGTATCGACCAAACAAAGTGCAGTAAGTTTGCGAGAACAAGCTCGGGCATTAGACCAAAATCACGATATTGTGATCGGCATTTTGGACAAAATGGAAGAGCGCGTGATTGGCTCTAGAGGGATTCATATTGAGCCACAGCCACTTAATTTAAGTGGTGATGTTGATGAGGATTTAGCAGAACAAATCCGAAAGAAATGGGCGGAATGGTCTGTTAGACCTGAGGTTACAGGACAATTTACTCGCCCTGAACTTGAGCGGATGTTGTTACGCACGTGGCTCCGTGATGGGGAAGTATTTATCCAACTCGTACGCGGGTATGTGGCGGGTCTAAATCATAGCACGGGCATTGCATTTAGCCTTGAGGCATTAGAGCCTGATTTTGTGCCTATGTGGCAATCTGATACAGCTAATGTGATCCAAGGCATAGAGATTAATGCTTGGCGCCGTCCTGTGTCTTACCGTGTTTACATGGATAACCCTCAGGAAAATAACCGCACTTACGGGCGAGTTAAATCAGTGCCGGCAGAGAATATGTTGCACCTTGCGTGTAAAAAACGCTTGCACCAGTTACGCGGTGTGTCGATGTTGCACGGTGTAATTATCCGACTTGCTGATCTAAAAGACTACGAGGAGAGCGAGCGTGTGGCCGCACGAATTGCCGCCGCCTTTACGATGTACATCAAAAAAGGTGACGCGGCAATCTACGGAGATAATGAGGATTACAGCGCAGACAGTTCGGAGCGAGATTTTGAGATTGCTCCAGGTGCAATCATTGATGATTTAAAGCCTGGTGAGGACATCGGGTTAATCAACTCAAACCGACCAAACGTTAACCTTGAAACCTTTAGAAACGGACAATTAAGAGCAACGGCAGCGGGGACTCGCTCTAGTTACTCAAGCATTGCTCGTGACTATAACGGCACTTACTCAAGCCAGCGCCAAGAGCTGGTAGAGAGCTTTGAAGGCTATTCCGTTTTACAAGATACCTTTGTTGCGCACATATCACGCCCAATCTACCGCGAATGGCTAAAAATGGCGATTGTCAGCGGAGAAATTGAGGTGCCAGTCGATATCGATCCTGCATCACTTTATAACGCCGTTTACAGTGGGCCAGTGATGCCGTGGATTGACCCGACAAAAGAGGCGCAAGCCTGGAAAGAGCGCATTAAAGGTGGGTTGGCAACGGAAAGTCAAGCAGTACGAGCAAGCGGCAGCAACCCGGCAGAAGTTAAACGCAGACGTAGAGTTGAGGTCGAAGAGAACCGCAAATTTGGTCTTAAGTTTGACACAGATTTAACTAACACAGGTACGAAAAATGAAAAAGCAAAAGATGATCCTGTCACCGGTGGCGATGACAACGAGCGCGACAAAGACGAATAACCAGTCTTGGTACTCAATCAAAGCCAAAGCCAACGATACGGCAGAGATCTCAATTTACGATGAGATCGGATTTTGGGGTGTATCTGCGGCGAGCTTTGCGCAAGATTTAAAAGCCTGCGGAAATAATCTCAAGCAGATTAACTTACATATTCACTCACCAGGTGGCGATGTATTTGACGGAATCGCAATTTACAACTTGCTAAAAAAACATCCAGCCAATGTGATAGTTTATATTGACGGATTAGCAGCAAGTATGGCGAGCGTTATTGCAATGGCTGGTAATGAAGTAATCATGCCAGAAAACGCAATGATGATGATCCACAAGCCTTGGGGTATCCAAGGTGGCGATGCAGAGGATATGCGCAAATATGCAGACCTATTAGACAAGGTCGAAAATACGCTAATCCCAGCTTACGCAAATAAAACAGGGAAAACACCTGAAGAATTAGCAGAAATGCTATCAGCGGAAACTTGGCTCAACGGCAAAGAATGCGTTGAACAAGGATTTGCTGACAAACTAGCCGAACCACTTGTGGCGATGGCGTCTATTAAATCACGAAAATTAGAGGACTTTGAAAATATGCCAAAAGCAATGAAAGACATGTTGTTTAAGCCACAAGGCAACGCTGGTGCAACCGCACCACAAGCAACAAAAACCGAATCTACTGCGCCAGCGAATCAAGCGCCGACAGCTCCAGTAGATAACACCGCACAAGTGCAGGCGGAATTAAATAAACGCAACGCTGACATTAAAGCGGTATTTGCACCGTTTGGCTCAGCTCACAGTGATTTGTTGGTGGAGTGTTTAGGTGATTTATCAATTACTCCAGAGCAAGCCAAAGACAAATTATTAGCAAAACTTGGTGCAGGCACAACGCCAAGTGCAGCGCCTACCGCGTATGCTGGAAATGGTAATATCGTTGGTGATAGTGTTAAACAATCATTATTAGCACGTGCCGGTATCGACAAAGACAAAGCTGATGCAAAAGACAACGCCTACAATGCAATGACATTGCGTGAACTTGCCCGTGCATCATTGGTTGATCGTGGTATTAGCGTGTCCGGTCATAATGCAATGAGCATGGTTGGCTTGGCGTTTACCCACTCAAGCTCCGACTTTGGTCAAATCTTAATTGATGTGGCGCACAAATCCTTGCTCAAGGGTTGGGAAACAGCCGCGGAAAACTTTGATCAGTTTACCTCACGCGGCACATTAACCGACTTCCGCGCGGCCAAACGCGTTGGATTGGGTGATTTTGGTTACTTACCACAAGTCGGTGAGGGCGAGGAATACACCTACGGCACAATCGGTGATGAGGGTGCTAGCGTTGCATTAGCAACTTACGGGCAATTATTTAGCATTACCCGTCAAGCAATCCTCAATGATGATATGCACCTGTTGACAAAAATCCCTGAAAAAATGGGACAAGCAGCACGTGCAACAATCGCTAAGTTAGTGTTTGCGCTATTAACTGGTAACGCTAAAGCACAAGACGGTAAAGCATTATTTGATGCATCTCACAAAAATACAATCACTAATGCGGTATTAGACCTTGCCAACATTGACAAAGGTATCCAAATGATGAATGGCTTTGTTAATGCGCGCGGTGAGCCGTTAGCGATTGAGCCAGAATTTATGCTGTTGCCTACATCAATGTACACTCGCGGTTTACAATTAATTAAGTCCGCAAGTGTTGAGGGTGCCGATGCTAACTCTGGTATCATCAATCCATTACGCGACATTGTGACTCCAGTTAAATCCGCTCGCTTACAGGCAGCTGACGAAAAATCTTGGTACTTAATCAACAAAGAGGCTATTGAGGTCTCCTATCTTGATGGTATCGACACTCCATACATGGAGCAACAAAACGGCTTTACCGTTGACGGTGTATCTACCAAGGTGCGTATTGATGCAGGTGTTAATGTAATTGACTATCGTGGCATTGTAAAAGTTACAAACAAGTAACTTAAAACACCTTAAATAACGACCGCACTTTTAAATAAGGTGCGGTTTTTTATTAAACGAATCAAAGGATTAATAAAATATGTCTAAAAATTACGTACAAGACGGAAACACTGTGCGCTTTACCGCTGCTGCTAATCTAAAAAGTGGTGATGTGGTGATTTTAGAAAATCTTGCTGCAATCGCAGTATCTGATGTTGCTCAAGGTGGCACTGGTGTTGGTTTAACTACTGGTGTATTTGTGGTTAAAGCAAAAGCGGCCGATGATATTAAACAAGGTGCGATTGTTTACTGGTCAGCAACCGAAGGTGCAACGATTACTGCTGGTAGCAACAAACGCTTAGGCGTTGCATGGCGCGCAAGTGGTGCATCTGTGGATACCGTAGATGTCAAGATCAACGCTTAGTCCATTTGATGACGCACTCGCACAGGCGGACAACGTCATATCAGATGTGATGATGTCCGCCTGTGTCATCAACGGCAAAGAATACAAAGCGGTGCTTGATGAGACACCGAAAGAAATGGAGCCGATGAATGGCATTTACCGCACGTTAACACTGTTTAAATCCTCCGGTTATAAGCCGAGAAAAGGTGATAAAACAACCATTAACGGCGTGGATTATGTTGTTACTGGGTTTACGTTTAACAGTGGCACTATCATGCTCCAGTTAGAGGAGGATGCGAGTTACTGATGGCAATTAATGACGACATTGAAAAAGCCAAGAAAGCCTTATCAGACATTGATAAAAAAGCAGTACCTCAAGCCATGGCACGCACGATTAATAACATTGCTGCTAAAGTGATGGTTAGATCTGTGATTGATACCTCAAAAAAGGTTGATGTACCAAAGCGACTTATTAAAGGTCGCGCTAAACTTGAGAGAGCTAAGCCAAGACGACTTAGTGCCTTTATCCGCGTGAATCGTGGGAATCTCCCTGTTATCCGTTTAGTAACAGGCGGTGGGCGGTTTGTGCGCCGTGGCGAAAATAAGGGGCAGTTAAAGATCGGGAATCGTCTTTATCCTCGGGCATTTATCCAAAAACTTAAAAACGGACGAGTGCAAGTGTTACAACGACAAGGTAAAGATCGCTATCCTATTGATGTAGTCAAAATCCCACTCAAAACCACACTTACCGAATCGTTTAACGCCGAGGTAAAAAGGGCCTACGAAAAGGATATGCCGCAGGAATTACGCACTCAGCTAATCCGACAGATCCAAATAGTGGTTAAAAAATGAAAATCCACTCAAAAATAAGAAAAGCGGTCATTGACGCATTACGACCGCACCTCCCAAAAGTTAAAGAGTTTAGCAACGGCAAGCCGTCATTTACTGATATTGAGACCCAAAGCCCAACTGTTGCGGTATTTATCAGTGGCGTATCTCCTACCGGCTATCTGGACGGAACAATGCAAGCAACACTCCATGTTGCCTGTTTTATGAAATCCGCCGCCCGTGAAGATGACTTGGATAAATTAACCCAAGAAATCTACGAATCAGGCATTGTTGAATCCTCTTTGACAACACTAACAGAAAATATTGCATTTACGGCATTTGACTACGAACAAGACGACCAAATGGCGACTTGGATAGCCGCTGACTTGCAATACGCTATTACATACGAGGTAGATAATGGCTAAAAAAGACACAATCCCAATGAAAGGTGCCGGCACAATGTTTTATCGTCTTAAAGACGACAAAGAGGCTACCGTAATCCGAAACGATACGATCACTGCGGCCGAAATTAAAAAACCTGAAAACTGGGATCGCATTGCAAAAATTAAAGAACTCTCCCCCGGTGAAGTTACTGCGGATAGCTACGAAGATAACTATTTGGACGATGCAAATGCCGAATGGAAATCAACAAGTCAAGGCGCAAAATCAGCCGGTGAAACTACATTAACGCTTGCTTGGTTACCTGGTGATACCGCCCAACAAGCATTGGTCAGCGACTTTAACTGTGGGGTAGTGACAATATTTGCATAGAAAGAAACAAAAAAATTTGGCGCGAAAAAATGCGGTGAAGCCCCTGTTTATGGGGCTTTGTTGTTTTTAGGGGGTAGTAGTTATGCAAATAATGAAAATGGTGGTGATTGGTGAAAAATGGGCGGAATTTGTGTTTTTATTTGCATAGTTATAGTTGGTTTTTGAACGGTTTTTAAAAGGTTTTAAAATAGTTTTAAAAAAAAGGGATGTGGGCGAAGTGCCGGCATCCCGTTTTTTATTTGAACTGTCAACCAATAGCCGATTGTTGGAGGGGTGATCGTATGTCTTCGACATTGATGTCGGTGACATATTAGAAGTCCCGATAACCACGCACGACTTGCCCAATCACGACAAGGCTGTTTGCTTCTTCTGTATCTAGCTTTAATGGTCGATAGGAAGGGTTGTCACTAATTAGCTCTACTCCACCGTAGGTAAATTGTACTTTTTTTACCAACATTGATCCGTTGTGGTTTAGTACAAATATTTTCCCTTCTGTTAATTCGCGTTTAGAGCGGTCAACAATTATTTCTTCGCCATCCTTCAATGTTGGTTCCATGCTTTCCCCTTTTACGGTAAACATTGCACAATGCTTTGATTTATTGCCTGTTCTTTGAAACCAAGAGCTTTCAACCATTATGTAAGCTGAATCATATTGTTCTTCATTTTCTAAACCTAAGCCTGCAGAGACTCTGACACCTCTAAAATCATCAATAGGTTCGTAATAGTCTCTATTAATCTGTCTAAAATCAGCAAATCCATTCTCTTTTATAGCGTGTTCTTCCATAGCTTTGAGCGCATTACTCTTTATGGATTGAATGCTATCTCTTAGCCCTAAAGACATCTGCGCTTCTTTTGGCAATGTAGATATATGATATTCAAAACCACCCCCTTTTACACCTTTAGCTTCTCTAGATAGCCAATTTTCATTTTTAGCTTTCCTTGTGATGTTTGTTGCATGAGATGGCAACCCATTTAGCTTTAAAGCCTCAAGTTCTTTGGCTGTAAACCAAACTTTATCTAATGATTTCATAAATCACCTTTCTTAATCAAAATAATTTAAAAAGATTTAGTTGATTAAGTTAAATAAAATCAATGATTTAAATTCAGTGAGTAAAAGATTTTATAAAATTTACTAAATCACCTATTGATTAAGAAAATGATTTGATATATATTCTGAATCGTAGGTGATTAAGTACTTAATCAAGTAGTCGAACAATTAACTTTTAAGGATCGCACAAAATGAAAGAAAAAGGAAGATCTAATGATATGCACAGAGCTGACATTAGAGCTGAATTGATTAAGAAAGGGATTTCATTAGCTCAATTAGGGATTCAGCATGGATTAGCAAAAACAACACTGAGAAATGCGTTTGATAAACGCTATCCAAAAGGGGAAAAGATTATTGCTGATGCACTAGGTAAGGAACCAAAGGATATATGGCCTAGCAGATACTTAGACTAATAAGGAAGAATTATCGTGAAACTATGGTTTAGTGCGAAAGAATTAGCCGGTATTGGTGGGTTATCAAAACACCCTAGTAATGTAAATCGACAAGCAAGAAAAGAAAAATGGCAATCTCAGCCATTAAAAGGAGTTAAAGGTGGTGGTGTTGAATATGCACTTTCATCACTTCCTGAATCAGTTCAAATTGAACTGCAAAAGAAGTTTGTATGTGCTGTTTCAAAACCCAAACAACTCCCAACTGTTAAAAATCTGAACCTTGCCGACCTCACCACCAAACAGCGCGAAATCGCTGATGCACGCATGGCTTTAGTGGCTTATGTGAGCGAGTTGGAACAGGTGCAAAGCCGAATCAAAGCCATTACCCACCTCTGCAATGCAGCAAAGTGCGGTGAAATTTCGGAAGATTTGATGGCGTTGATCTCTAAGGCTAACAGCAAAAACGGCAATAACTGCGGCCGTGTGTTATCACCAAGAACCCTGAATCAGTGGGTGATTGATTATCACAAATGCAAAACAACGGAAGAAAGATTGCGTGCGTTAGCACCGGGTCAACGTCAGGCGCAAAAGTTGGAAGAATTGGCGTGGTTACCTGATTTTTTGGTGGCTTATCGCAACACCAACGGCGTAAACGTCACCGAGGCTTACTCAATTTTTAAAGCGCATTGGCAGGCGCACTATGCTGACCAGCCGTTAATGATGGCACGTTTGCCAAGCCTTGACAGAGTACGCCGCGGATTATCCAAGCTGCCACGTCATATCCGTGAAATCGGTCGTAAAACAGGTGCAAGCCTGCGCGCCTTAAACACTTACGTTAAGCGCGATTGGTCGGTGTTAAAGGCGAATGATGTATGGGTGGGTGATGGCCACTCCATGAAGATGAAAGTGCAACACCCTGATCATGGTCGCCCTTTTATCCCTGAATTGACGTTAGTCATGGACGCACCTAGCCGCTTTATCGTTGGTTGGTCGGTCAGTCTAGCAGAAAACGCGTTAGCCGTTGCGGACGCTATCCGAAACGGGATTGAGAACCACGGCATACCGGCTATCTATTATTCGGATAACGGTGGCGGTGAAAAAAACTGGACCCTAGATGCGGATATTACAGGGATTTTGCCCCGCTTGGGCATTAATCACCAAACAGGGATTCCGGGCAACCCACAAGGGCGCGGGATTATTGAGCGGGTGAACCAAACGTTAGCGATTCGCATTGCACGCCAGTTTGAGACTTACCACGGACGCGGTGCAGACCGCGACACCGTGCGACAAACCTCCACGGCAGTGATTTCGCTCGATAAAGCCATTCGTCAAGGGCGCACCGAACTAACCAACAAACAACGTTGGGCGGTGGGTAAATTGCCAACCTGGAAACAGTTTATTGATGCGGTGGAAGAAGGGATCCGTTGGTACAACAACGAACATGTGCACCGTGAAATCGGTTGTACACCGGCACAAAAACGCCGTGAGTTATTAGCCGACACTGAGTTGTTGTTGATTACCCCGATTGAAGCGCGCGACCTATTCCGTCCAAGTGTGCTACGCAAAGCACAACGCGGTTGGGTATCGGTGTTTAACAATGAGTATTTTAGTCAAAAACTGCTTGATGTAGATGGAAAAAGCGTACAGGTGGCAATTGATATACATAACCCAAGTGCGGTCATTATTCGCGACGAATCAGGCGCGTTTATTTGTGAAGCGATTTTAGACGGCAACAAGCGTGACGCATTCCCGATGAGTTTTGTTGAGAAATCTCGCCAAGAAAGACACCAACGCCGCGCGAAATTGAAACAAGAACAACTTGACGAAATTAATGCGGAATTGAATCCGGTCATCAGTATCGCTCACAACCAAGGCGCAGAACTGTTACACGGCTTACGCGCAAAACAAGTTAACCGCTTTGACGAGGACGAAGAAATTGCGTTGTTGCCAAGCGAAATGAGACGCCAACAACGCAAGATGGCAGGAGGTTAGATTATGACAAAACGAATTATTAAAAAAGTCCACTGCGGGCGAGTTGAATACAACAAGAAACCGCATTTTTCTTACCGCCTCATTGAATGGGAAGGGAAAGCGGTTGAAGTGAGACAAGCCCAAGACTTTTTAGCCGTTTATACCCTAAAAGGCAATCTTATTTGCCACGCATCAAGATTAATTACAAATACAGGAGCACTAGCATGAAAGAACAACTCGCAAGATTTATGCAACAGAAAGGGCTAACCCAAACGCAAGTGGCAAAAGCCCTCGGCAAATCGAATGCCGTTATTAGCCAGTATTTAAAAGGCATTTATAAAGGCGTGACTAAAGATATTGACGAAGCGGTGGAACGCTTAATCAAGCGCGAAAAAGACAAGGTGGTTGAGCGCAATTTTAACAGCGAATTTGTGCCGACTTATGCTGCAGAACGTTGCCTTGATGTGGTGCATATTGCCCACGTTGAAGGTGAAATTAGTGTGGTTTATGGCGCGGCAGGCTTGGGAAAAACCAAGGCATTAAAACAGTATGTCAGCCAAAACCCGGAAACGATCTTTATCGAAGTTGAGCCAAGTTGTAGCCCCAAGGTGCTGTTGAAAAACCTCTGCCACCAGTTGGGATTAAACGAAGTCGGGGCTAACCATGAATTGTTTACCCGTATCACCGAAAAATTGGGTGAAGGTCGCTTAATCATCGTTGATGAAGCGGAATTGTTAAGCACGAAAAGTCTTGAATATATCCGCCGAATCCATGACTTAACAGGCTGCGGTGTTGTGCTTGCCGGTATGCCTCGTCTGTTAGTCAACTTAAAAGGGAAATATGGCGAATTGGCGCAACTTTATAGCCGCGTGGGCTTGGCTTGCGACTTGGGCAACCAGTTAAGTGAAGACGACATCCACAAATTAGCCGAAAACGGCTTAGGTACGGACGAATTTAACCAAATCCTATTTAAAGCCAGCCACGGCAACGCCCGCCGCTTAACCAAACTTATGCGCGGTGTGATCCGTGTGGCCGAAATGCACGGCAAACAGATTGACGAGAAGTTAATCAACTCTTATGCAGGCATGTTAATCAATTAATCAGACTAAGGAGCAACAAAATGAGTGAACAAATGAACCGCGTGGCGTATGCGTTAAGACGCGAAGGTGTGCAAATCGTGGAAAGCAAAGACGGACGTTTCCCGCGCATGGTGATTTTAAACCCGAGCCGTCGTTTACAAGAAAAAGGCGTTCAAATGACCACCGTCAAAAATGGCGCGCATATTGTGCGAAACGTGGCAAATGAACAAGGCGTTATGGTCTATTGGGCTTAAGGGGGAGAGGTGCCTAAATATCGTCAAATCTACGCCGTATATCGCGGAGAAGAGAATCTAGGCGACGGCACGGCGGAAGAACTAGCAAAGAAATTTAATATTAGAAAAAAAACACTGTACGCAATGGGGTCAGAAGCGATCCTAAAGCGTAACAAAGGCAACAGATTAATCGTAATTAAATTAGATAAAGAAGAGGTTTAAACCATGAAAGTGATGATTGAAGGTAAAGAATATTGGCGTGATGCCAAAGGCAATTTAACGCCAGCTGAGTTGGTGAAAGAAATCGACAAAGCGCGTGATGCGCTCGTGCATGAATGGGTGGAACGTGGTCGTGATTTGAGCAAAGCAATTAGCCATTTTAAAGAAGGTATTTTTGGTGATGTACAAGCCTTTATTGAGCTTTCTGCCGAGAAATATGGCGCGAAAGTGGGGGGTAATAAAGGCAATGTGACCCTGTTTAGCTATGACGGTAAATACAAAATTCAGCGCGCCATCAATGAAAGTTTGCAGTTTGACGAACGTATTCAGGCTGCCAAAGTATTGATTGATGAGTGTTTGAATGAATGGAGCGAAGGCTCTCGCCCTGAATTAAAAGCATTAATTGAACGCGCATTTAATGTGGATAAGGAAGGCAATTTGAACACCTCACGTATTTTGGGTTTGCGCCGCGTAGAAATCCAAGATAGTCGCTGGCAAAACGCGATGCAGGCAATTAGCGAAAGCGTGCAAGTGGTAAGCAGTAAGGCTTATGTGCGACTTTATGAGCGTGTGGGCGAAACCGATCAGTATGTGCCGATTGCGTTAGATGTAGCGGGGGCTTAAAGCTTATTTAAATGCCCTTTAAATCTCCCCTAACCCCTCTTTACAAAAGAGGGGGACGGGATGAGGGGCATTAGTAATAGGTTTTAATCATTAACAACTAAGGAGCATGTATAGAAAAACTACGAACCTATAAAGATTTTAGCACGTTAGCCGTTGAAATGGAGCGTGCTGGTGCATGGGCAACCGCTGAGGCTGCCTGGCAGAGAGCAGCTATTGTTGCTCGAAAAAGCGAAAATGAAGAATGGGCATTAAACAGACAGAAGATGTGTGCGCATTATGTCAAAAATCCAAGCAGAAGACCGGAGGTGAAGCATGGCTAAGTATGTGGCACGTTTTTATTGTTTGGTTGAGGCTGTTGTTGAAGCCGAAAGCAATGAACAAGTGTTAGATATGTGTGATTTAAATGTGTGTGATGTCAATAAACTGCCGCACACCATTACAGAAATTGATGATGTAGTTGAGGTGGAGGAAGTATGAGTGAGCAAGAAAGAAGGGACGTTAATATAAAACTTGCACAAATCATCGAACAAATCGAGATGGCTCAAGAAATTTGGCTTGATGGTGATCGGAAGGAATGCTTGTTGTTATTGCAAGGAGCAATTAGAGAAATAAAAAGAGTGACATGGCGGATTACGCCGGTGTTGGGGTAAATATGGAACAAGACAAACTGCTCAGAAAAATTAAAAAACTGTTGGCGTTGAGTAAGTCAACCAACCCACACGAAGCGGCAAGTGCACTGGCAATGGCGCAAAAACTAATGGCGGAAAATCAGCTTAATCAGTCACAAGTTGAATTTAGCCAATCTCACGCTAAGCAGAAAACCGCCATGAAATCCGCCAGATATGTACACATGCTGATCTCTGTGATTACAAAAGCGTTTGGAGTTGAGGGTTATTTATCTAACGCTTACCCAGGCAACGATTACGGCGAAAACAAAATGCACGTTGTATTTTACGGCGCAGAAGAACGCCCTGAAATCGCATCTTACTGTTTTGATGTGTTATATCGCCGATTACAAGTGGCGCGCAAAGCGTTTTTAGACACGCAAAGTAAGCATCTAAAACGTAGCACGCTGATTGCTCGGGGAGATTCTTTTTGCGAAGGCTGGGTTGTCGGCGTGAATCAAAACGTGAAACAGTTTGCAATGACACCGGAAGAAAAGCAAAAAATGGAAACTTATAAAGCAGAAGCGTTTAAGGAAGAGAAATGGAGCGAAACCAAAATACGTGAGAAAGGAAACTCTAAAGACTACGGTTTGGCGCAAAGTGAAGGCTATAAACAAGGAAAAGAAGTTACGCTGAATCACGGTGTAAATGGAAAAGAGACGGTTAAGTTGGAGGTGAGAAAATGAGTGACAAAATTTATGAGTTTAGAAAAGTTGAAGACTTTTTGCAGTTAACCGAAGAACAGTTTAATCGTTTCTTGCCTGATTTTATCCATTGGTTTGCTATTCGCAAAACATTTATACAAAAGAAACAAATAGCTATCGAAGAGCTTGGTGTTTTTGTGCATGTTAATCCGGAACCGGTTATTAAGTGGAAGGATGATGGAAAAACTGGGGTTGATGGTTACGAAGTAACGATTAGACATCATCAAGATGGCGAAAATGATATAAAAATCAAGGTAAAAAAGGAGTAAAAATGAGCATATTTATCACACACGGCAACCGTTTAATCGACTTTGCTAACCCACAAAATAGCGACATCCATATTGATGACATTATTCATCATTTAGCAATGATTCCACGATTCGGTGGCAAATTAGATGTGCATTATTCCGTGCTTGATCACAGTGTTTTTGCCGGGGTAATAGCTAAAACGTGCTTGAAAGTTGATGATATGACCGCTTTTGCAGTTTTGATGCACGACGCCCAAGAGGCTTTTTTGGGAGATGTTACCAGCCCG